TGTCGTTCTGGAAGTTTGTCCTTTTCAATAGCTCATCCTGAAACGCCCAGGCCCCGCAGTGCACAGTGCTCGAGAGCTTGCCGTTCTGACCCTGGACGAAGCCCAGCAAGAAAGGCAATGAGGGTCCGTGTTTCCCAAACTCTTTCTCGAGCCATGCCAGATCGTCGCTGTAAGTCTCTGTCTGTTCCACAGGCTTTTCGACCCACTTCTTGACGAGGCTCGGCGGCAAGCCAATGATTTTCGCACACGTTGCCTTGCAGTGATTCTTTAAGAAGCTGGAAATGTTCTGCGGCAAGTTTAGGCCTTTGATGAAGAAAATGGATGAGATCATGTTCCACCCGGGGGCCCAGTGTGAGTTATCCTTATTGTTTGCCGCATAGATGGCGTACTTCCATTCCTTCGTCGGCTTCACTGAGGTCATCTTAAACTTCATGTTTGCCTGTATGTAAAACTTGGAGTTTCCCCTAAGCATCATCTCATAGGGGCACATCCTGCACATGTAGCCCCAGAACTCCTCGCTCATCCTAAAGAAAGCCCTGTTGAGCCTCGATTGCATTTGGATCTCCCTCCCGCCTCCGTGCTGGGCTTTGGGAAAGGTGGCGAAATACATTCTCGATGCGCCTATGACAGTGTTAAGCTCTGTCAAAAAGGTGCAGCCTGTCTCATTGACTAAGTCCCTGATTGCGCAATACGCAAAGTCTTTGGTTTCCTCACCCATTCCGAAATCCTCATCGCCTTGGGGGACCGGTGAGTAGTAGACGAGCCTCTTGAGAGTGGTTATGTGCATCAAACTCTCTAGGAAAACCGACTTCAACTTCGAATGGTCCATGTTGGAGAGAAACCTTTTCCTGAAGATATAGCCAGACGTGAACAATGCCCTTCTGTCGAACCTTCCGTATGAGTCACTCCCTGACAAGAAGGTCTTCATATCCTCGATGCTACCCAAGAACTCATCGGGAGAGACTTCGAAGTTGGCTCGGAAAGACCGTTCGTCTGCGGCCATCTTGTCCATTATCTCTTTGCTCCTGTGTGAGATGAACCCTGAGTTGTAGTTGAAGCAGTTGCCAGCGTAGTTCTCGTTCATCATCTCAGACAACTCCTGAGAGTCTGAGATATCGCCTAACACAGTCGGAACCATGTGCCTATCCGCGCCGCTCTCCTTGGAGTCCTCGTATATCTCTGTGATGATCCTCTTCTGGGTGATTTCGAAGTTCGTCAAGTGGGCCTCGCAGAAAGACATCTGCTTATGGACGATGAGCGCCTCTAACGAAGACCTGACGGGAGTCTTTCCGACCAACTCGATCACACCCGACTTGTTTGACAGCCGGGACACCAAGCTGTGATGCAAATACCTGTTCAACTGGCACACGGTAGAGGTCCCCCTCTTGGCCTCCATCATGACAGAGCATATGATCTTGTTGCTCTCTGTCAATATCGTAGGGTTACCGGAAAGGGAGCCGATATCCACTCTGAGCGTGTCCAGCCTGCAGCTTATCAAGTGGGTTATCGTAGTCAGTAGGCGACCGAAAAGGGTTACGTTGGTCTCGATGTCATTGTAGTTGGCTGCCAACCACTTAGTCTCCATCCAATCCATTGAGTTTCCGACGGGGTAGAACGTGTGGGCAAAGTGTTTCTTACCCTCTATCGTTCTCTTCAACGCCACGACTTTGTAGAAGGTTTGGGATTCCCTTTTGAATCCCTTACCCGAATTCATAATCAATATGTAAGGGCCTACCAATCTGATTATGCCAGCCGAAACGTCTTTCATGAACCTCCTCCCAGAGTTGTAGCAGATCTCCCGCGCTAGCTGCTGCTTCCAGAATGCGATTTTGAATATGTTCATCTTAAAGAGTCTCTCATTCACTCTGACTTGGTCGGGGTCTTCGATCCTGCTGTTGACTTTCTCACAGTGTTCCAAGTACTCCTTCGACCACGGCATGTCTTCCTTAAACATTTCGTTTATCGAGAGCTTTGCCAAATCGTAAGCCTCTGGGACTATGGGCACGCCTATCGTTTCGCTTTCCACCCTGTCTTCCTCAAACTCAGCCTTTTCCATTCTCGACATGACATAGGTGTTGTTTTCCCAAACGTCGGTCTCGATCCAGCCCGTTCTGTCTAGGATACGGACATACTCGTCGAAGAGCATCTCGTGAGACACTGGGTTGTCGGCATGCTCTATCACACACTGAGGCTCTTTGTGGAACTTAGGGAGCGAGAAACCCTTAGCGAAGATGTCTTTGTTTCTCTCTTGCAAGAACTTCCTGTGTTTCATATTCGTATTCACGATGTGCTTGGTAAGGTAACCCTCAAACAGTCTGTCATGGATGATCTGTG